TAACTGGGGCTTTAGGTATAGAAGATTGTGGGTGTGGAGGTAGACAAGAATGGGCAAATGATTTTATACCATATGGTATAGAAGCTAATTCACCCCCACTCTACGATCCACAAAACACTACCCCAGCTGATCTGGGCATTTATGAAGTAATACATGAAATCCATGCTACTAAAGAGGATATAACATTTGATTTCTTCCCTGGCGATAAAATTTTGATGAACGAAGAACATTTATTATATTTAGACTGGCCATTTTATTTATTGATAGGAGCCGTTAAAAAAACAATTTAAAAACAAGTTATGACTAAATTAGAACAAAACCAACAAGAGTTAATTGATCTACTTAGACACCAAGTAGCAGATTTATCTATGATGTCTAAGATTGAATTAGGAGATGATGTAATTTTCCAAATCCGAGTACTTCAAGACAGAATTAAAAGCCTAAAAACATCAGTACCTTTTATTGATGAGGTAGAATTATTTAATGCCACAATGGGCAAACCAAACAACCATGAACCAACAATCCCCTCCAAAAAAGAATGGATGTTCGTACACGATTTCATCCTTGAAGAACTTGAAGAATATAGAGAAGCTTGCGAGGGAGGAGACATCGTTGAGATTCTGGACGCTTTGTGTGATATTACTTATGTTTCCCTTGGGAACGGTGCTATGTTACATGGCCTTAAGGATAAGATATGGCCGGCATATCAAGAGGTACAGGCTTCAAATATGTCGAAAGCTTGCAAAACAGAAGAAGACGCTAAAGCAACTGTCATTCAAAGATCGGGTGAGCAAGGTGAAACATGTCATTACGAAAAAGTTGGTGACTATTACATCGTCTATAGAACAAGAGATAGAAAAGTGATGAAAAATATAAATTATTTTAAACCTGATCTTTCTCAATTCTTCACAAAAGAACAATTAAATAAATTTAACAAAATAAAATAAAAACATGACAGGATTTGAAATTTTTACATTAGTATTAGTAATAGTATTTGTGGCAGCGAGTGTTGCTTATCAATTCTCAAAACATCATGCTTCATTACATGATATGGTACAAGATGCAAAAGATATTGAAGTAGAAGCAGAAGAAGTTATTAAACCAAAGAAGAAAAAAAAATACTATCCAAAGAAACCAAAAACTAGTATTTAATAAAAAATAAAAAAGGTTATAAATGAGTTATAAAAACATAACAACAAAATCGTTAGGTAAAAATCGTCATCAAATAACACTTTGGACAGATGATGGAGTAGAATCATATGAATATCAAAATTATGCCTATGAGAAATGTTATGAAAAAGACTCAACTCATATTAGTTTAAAAGGTGAACCATTAAAGAAAGTTACATATTGGGAACATGATAATCCTTTTACCCATTATCATGATATGCCTATTCATCAAAAATTTTTAATTGATAAATATGGTATTAATGATGAGCCCTCAACTACACATAAAGAGATATTTTTTGATATTGAGATCGAGATGGGAGGTGCTCTTACACCTGATTATATTAAAAGAGCACCTAAACCTGTCACTTCAATAGCTTGGTGGTATAAACAAGAAGATAAATGGTATATTCTAATCCTAGATAAAGAAGGTAAAATTGAATCATCAGTTATAGGTAATAAACAAATTATATCTGTTCCTAATGAAAGGGAATTATTAACTAAATGGTTAAATTATCTAAACAAAATACAACCTGATATTTTAATAGGGTATAATAGTGATTATTTTGATATACCTTACCTATACTGGAGAATATATCATCAGTTAGGTGAACGTAAAGCTAATTCATTTTCTCCAATAGGTTTTGTTAAGGAGCCTTCATTTCAAGGTACAGATGGAAATACTATTTACAATCCTGATCAACCAATTAGGATTGAAGGGCTATATTCTTTAGATTATATTCGTTTACATAAAAAGTATTCAATGTCTGATGAACCATCTTATAAATTAGATGCTTTAGGTGAAAAATATTGTAAGTTAGGTAAAATTGAATATGAGGGTAGTTTAGATAGATTATTTGCAACTGATAAAGAGAAATTTATTGAGTATAACTTCCGTGATGTTGAAATCTTAAAAGCATTAGATGCTAAATTCAATTATATTGGTTTAACAAAAAATCTAGCTCATAAAGGTAAAATTCATTATGATGATGTTTACCAATCTTCTAAAATCCATGATGGTGCCATTTCAGCTTACTTACTATCAGAAGGTATAGTACCTCCATCTAGAGATAGAAATCTTGTAAGTAAAAAGAATTATGCTGGAGGTTATTTATTTTGCCCTAAAGCAGGTTTATATCGTTATATGTTTGATGAAGATTTAACTTCATTATACCCTTCAATTATTATGTCTTTAAATATTGGTAAAGAAACATTAGTAGGTAGAATATTAGATTTTAATGATAGAAATAATAGATTAGGTCTAAATGATTTACAAGCAGATATAGAAGACCAACATCGAAATATGGAATGGTTTACTAATCAAAATAAATTCAATAAGATTGATTGGACAAGCTCAAAATTAGTTAAACTTCTCTTACAATATAATTTGGCTATCTCTGCAAATGGTGTTATATTTCGAACTGATAACCCATCTGTATTATCTACCATCTTAGCAAAATGGTTTGATGAAAGAGTTTTATATAAAAACTTAATGAAAAAAGCTTATAAAGCTGGTGATACTGTAGGGGGTGAAAAATATCACTTAATGCAATACACAATGAAAATTCTATTAAATAGTTTATATGGTGCAACTGCTTTACCTAAATTTAGATATGGCAATGTAATTTTATCAGAAGCTATTACATTAAGTGGTCAACGTATTATTCAAGAATCAGCATTATGTGCTAATAGGCATATGAATAAAGTAATTAAGGATGATAATTTTAAAGAAGAATTCTTTAATTCTTTAATATAATAAGTTAGGTTAATTAAATCTTTCTTCGTATATTTAAGTATAAATTTAAAATTAAAAATGTTATGGCATTAAAAGGGCAATCAATTAGAAATGGAGTTACTATCAATGTAAATGGAGTTAAAGCTGAAAAACAATTTGTTATTGAATTATCTGAAAGTTGGGAAGCATCTCAAGAGAAGTTTTTTAAAAAGATGTTACAGCAAGGAGGTAAATGTAAAGTAAATGGAAATTCTTTTGAAATAATTCTTAAAGAAAGAACAGATATAGACTCAAGAGGGAATAGGCCAGTTAATTTACCACCAGTACCAGGAGAAAGAACATTTTAATATGAAGCATTTAGAAGATACTCCATGGTGGATTTGTGATGAAGATGATTTTAACTTCTGTGCTTATGTGGATACCGACTCTAATTATTTTAATGCTGAACCATTATTAAAACATCTATATCCTAATTTTGAAACTAAAACTGATCAAGAAAAAGATGATATATTAGAAAAAGTAGCTCTTAAATATCAAGATATTATAACTGAGTACTATAACATTTTAGCTAAAGAAGCATTTAATGTTCCTACTCATAGATTAGAAATGAAAACTGAAGCTGTTATTCGTTCTGCTTATTTTAGAGCAACGAGAAGATATGCTCAATGGATTACTAAGAAAGAGGGTAGAGCTGTAGAGGAACTTGATATTAAAGGGTTAGAATTTAAAAAAGCTAATTTTCCTAAATATTTTGGAACATTTTATCAAAATTTACTAGAACTAATAATTAAAGGTGCACCACAATCTATTATTGATAAACAAATATCAGATTTTAGAACTGAAGCAACTTCACCTAATATAGATTTTTGTTTAATTGGTAATCCAACATCTGTTAAAGTGTTGAATGATTATGTTGAGTCAATTCCTAAACCTGGCAAAATATTATCTATTCTTAAAAAAGGAGCAGGTGCTAATGTTAAAGCAGCTACTTGTTATAATGACTTATTAAGATTTTGGAGTTTAGATAAAGACTATAGTCAAATTGTACAAGGTGATAAAATAAAATGGGTGTATTTAAAAGATAATCCATATAAAATGAAAGCAATTGCTTTTATGGAATTTGATATGCCTGATAAAATTAGAGATTTCATTAATGAATACATTGATAGAGATAAAAGTTTCCAAACAATATTACAAAACAAACTACAAGGGTTTTATACAGATCTTGAATGGTCATTACCACCAGCAAATCCTTTAATATACAAATTTTTCACATTCGGATAATGGATAAAAAGTTATTAGTACAAATTATTGAAAGTTTTTACCTAAACGGTTTAACTTCACAGGTAAAATTTAAAGTAAAAGATAATCAAGCTTATATCAAATTTTCAACTGATAATAAGGATTGCATTGGAGAAATTATAGCTCCTATACAACTTGAAGATTGTGAGATTGGTATTTATAATACTGGTCAATTACTTAAATTACTTAGTATTACAAGTGATTATGTTGAATTAAATCTTGCTAAACAAAATGGTCATTTCTTAAGATTAAATATTAGTGATAACCAATTTGATTTAGTTTATAATTTAAGTGATTTAGGTTTAATTCAAGATCCAAGTGTTATATCTAATTTACCTCCACATGATTTAGAGTTTGATATTAATTTTGATTTTACTCATAAATTAGTTAAAGCTCATAATGCTCTTGATAAACCTCCAAGACTAGAAATTGGAATAACTAAAGACTTCCAAGATAAGGATGTTATTAATTTTATCATAGGAGAAAAATCATCATATTCAAATAAAGTAAATTTTACTGAATCCGGCACTATAACTAACTCAATTAAATCTATACCATTTAGCGCAGTAAATCTTCGAGAGATAGTATCAGTCAGTAAAAGTGCTAAAGGTAAAGCATATATCTTTAAAGATGGTTTAATGAAAATTCAATTAGAAGAAGACGGAATTAAATCTGAATATTATCTTGTTGCTTTCTCTGAATAAAAATTTGGATACCTGAATATCATTTCATATATTAATTTAAACATAAAAAACATGGCAAACCCACAATTTAAAGGTCGTCAAGCAGGTTCTATTAAAAAAACATCAAATATTATAGATCCAGCTTTAGGGGATTATAAAATAATTGTTGATGAAGAAACTTTTAATTTAGTTTTCGTAGATCCGTTAACTCAAAAAGAAAAAATAATAGGTTATTATACCCAATTAAATAACGCATTAAAAAAAGTAGTTAAAAATCAAACTATAGAAAAAAAACCTGTTTATACTATTAAAGAGTATATAGCAGAATTAGAAACAACTTTAACCAATTTAAAAAATTTAATCAATCATGAGTAAATTAGAATCAAGAGGGGGTAATATTATCCTAAAACAATTAGAAGAAAACGAAATGATGGTAGGTAATATCATTATTCCTGATGTAGGGCATGAAAAATCATTAGTAGCTGAAGTTATAGCAGTATCTGATGTGTATAATTACCATACAGGAACCTTCATCCCAACAGACCTAAAAGTAGGTATGAAAGTTACAATCCCACCAATGGGTGCTCAAAAACTAACATTAGATAACGTTGACTACCTAATTATCTCACAAGAACAAATCCCAGCAATAATAGTAAACTAATCATGACAGAAACATCATTCGGAACAGAATTAAAATCAAAATTACTATCAGGAGTAAAAAAACTAAATGATAGCGTATCATCTACTTTGGGACCCGCCGGTAGAACAGTATTAATTAAAGGGGAGTATGGTCAATTAACAGTAACTAAAGATGGTGTGACTGTGGCTAAAGCCTTTAAAGAATTAGAAGACCCAATTGAATCTACTGGTGCTGAACTAGTGCAAAAGGTATCTATTAAATCCGCTAATGAGGTGGGTGATGGTACAACTACAAGTACTTTATTAACATATGCTATTTTAGAGGAAGGTTTAAAGCATGTTAACGCAGGTCAAAATGCAGTTGAAATTAAAAAAGGTATTGACTCAGCTGTTGAAGAAATAAAAACCTCACTTAACAACTTAACAGAAGACATTTCAGATAACCAACAAATCAAAGAAGTTGCTACTATCTCAGGTAATAATGATGAAGAAATTGGTAATTTAATTGCTACTGCTTTAGAAAAAGTAGGTAGAGATGGTGTAGTTGCCATTGAAGAATCAAAATCAGGTGAAACTTCATTAGAAGTTGTAGAAGGAATGCAATTTGACAGAGGTTACAAATCCCCATACTTTGTAACTGATAATAATACAATGACCGCTGTATTAGATAACCCATACATCTTAATTTACAATGGTAGAATTACTTCAATGAACGAATTGGTACCCGCTTTAACATTGGCTAATACTGAAAAACGTTCATTATTAATTGTAGCTGAAGATATTGATGGGGAAGCACTTGCAGTGACCATTGTTAATAAAATGAGAGGTATTGTAAATGTAGTAGCAGTTAAAGCTCCTGAATTTGGAGATCGTAGAACAATGGCTTTAGAAGATTTAGCTATTATCACTGGTGGTCAAGTTTTATCTAAGGATAAAGGTCATAAATTAGAAAAAATCGATGTTAGTACTTTAAAACAATGTATGGGTTCATCACGTACTGCTACAATTGGTAAAGAAAAAACAACTATTGTGGACGGTAAAGGTGAAGAAGAAGCTATTACAAATAGAGCTCAAGAGATTAAAAAACAAATCGATGATGCTGGTTCTTCATTCGAAAAGGAAAAATTACAAGAGCGTTTAGGGAAAATGATAGGTGGTGTTGCCATTATTAATGTAGGTGGTAATAGTGAATTAGAAATAAGAGAGAAAAAAGATAGAGTAGAAGATGCTTTATTTGCTACAAGAGCTGCTTTAGAAGAAGGTATTGTTGTAGGTGGTGGAACAGCTTTACTATATGCTCGTAAATCAATTACATTTGAAGGATCAACTGATTTTATTCTAGGTAAAAAAATTGTTTACAGAGCAGTAGCAGCACCTTTCCAAAAAATTCTAACAAATGCTGGACATGATTTAGTAGAAGTTCAATATTTAGGTTCTAAATTAACTGACTCAGAAAAAGGCAACAATTGGGCAGGTCTTAATTATAAAGATTTAACCACAATTGATTTTAAAGAAGCTGGTATTATCGACCCTAAAAAGGTAACTCGTATTGCCTTAGAAAACGCAGCGTCAGTTGCAGGTACTATTTTAACAACTGAATCAGTTGTTTTTGAGAAAAAAGAAATAAAAGAAGAACAAAATCCTCAACAAGGGATGATGTAATAATTAGGCTCCCCGAAAGGGGAGTCATATATTAAAGTTATGTTCAATAAAAAACACACCTTATTTACCGAGAAGTACAGACCTGATACCTTAGAAGGATATATTGGTAATGATGATTTCAAATCATCTTTACAACAATGGATTGATGCCAATGATATTCCTCACCTATTACTTTGTGGAGGCGCGGGAACAGGTAAAACAACTGCTGCTAAATTAATAGTAAACAACATTAACTGTGATTCATTATATATTAACTGTTCAGATGAGAATGGTATTGATACTATTAGAGATAAGGTAAAATCATTTGCTTCTGCTGCTAGTTTTAAACCACAGAAAGTAGTTGTAATGGATGAAGCTGATTTTTTAACTATTAACGCTCAAGCTGCTCTTCGTAATGTGATTGAAACATTTAGTTTAAATACACGTTTTATTTTCACTTGTAATTATGTTGAACGTATAATTGACCCTATTCAATCTAGAACAGTAATATTTGAATTAATTCCTCCATCAATGCAAGATGTAGCTTTCAAATGTGTTGAAATTTTAGATTTAGAAGAAATTGTTTATACTAAAGCTGATATAGTAAGAATTATTAAACAAACTTACCCGGATATTAGAAAAAGTTTAAATCTATTACAATCATCTATTAAGAATGGGGAATTGCAACAGAGTAGAGATGTTATAAATCTTAAACAAACATCTGATAAAATTATAGAATTACTTTCACTTCATAAAGTTGGAGATTTTAATACCATAAGACAAATAATTGCAGACTCAAATATCAGAGATTACAATGAACTTTACAGAGTTCTCTTTGAAAGATCAAATGAATATAGTAATTCAGCAGTAGCTACACTTATAATAGCAGATTACCAATACAAATCAATTATGGCCCCAGATAAAGAAATTACATTCTGTGCCGCTATCAGTAAATTATTAACAACTAAATAAACAAAGATGGAAGATCAACAACCACAAATGAGCTTAGACATTCACAAAACAACTCCAATTTTAACAGCTGCTGGTGGTAAAATTTGGCATCAAGGGTACTTACTAAGAAAAGTATCTAAATTCGTTACAGGAACAAATGAAGACAATGTTTTACCAATCCAAGTATTTTATGACCCTGAAACTGGTGAAATATTAAAAGATGGATTACCTGATGAATTGAAATTCATAATTGAAGATGACCAAGATTAAATCAGTTTTTGATTGGGTAAAACAAATACAATATGAAAAAGAACCATGGTCCTCATTTTCGAATGAGGAGCATGATATTTTTAGTAACTTTATGGTTAATAAGATTATATCAATGAATCCTAACCATATTGAAATAGTTGCTGAAATACAAGAATTCTCTATACCAAAAGAAAAGTTATATCAATTTTATTGTCAAGTTTTACCCAAACAAAAATCGTTTTCAAAGTACATTAGACCTGCTAAAGCTATTTATAGTAATGAAGTACTAGGTTTATTAGCTTCTTATTTTCAAATTAGTACTAGAGAAGTTATAGATTATTGTAGTATTGTTACTAAACAAGATATTATAGAAATATTATTACAAACCGGAATACAAGATAAAGAAATTAAGAAGTTATTAAAATGAGCGATTCAAAAACAAAATTTGAAGAATTAATGGAAGAACAACTTCCTCTATTTTTAATATTAAAAAAAGAAGAAAAAATGAATGATAGAGAAATAAGTGCCACTATTGATGAAGATGACAATGAGAATGGTTTAGTAATACATCCAACTCATTATGGTGGTAAAGACAACCCATATGAAGCTATAAAAGTTATAGAAGCCTGGGACGTAGGATTTAACTTAGGTAATACATTAAAATATATTTCAAGAGCAGGTAAAAAAGATAATATAATTCAGGATTTAGAAAAAGCTTTATTTTACTTAGATAGAGAAATTCAAAATAGAAAAAATAAGTAATGAAAAATAAAGTAATTCCTACAGTATTAAAAGAACTTAAATCTATTATAGTTCCTGAGGTTCAATATGAAACTCAAAAATCTGTGTCTTACTCACAACTTAATATATTTTCTAATTGTCCTCACCAATGGGGTTTAAGGTATAGAGACGGTCATAAAATTTATACACCTAGTATACACGCTATATTTGGTACAGCCTTACATACAACTATTCAGCATTATTTAACGTTATTTTACGATGAAAGTGTAGCAGCGGCTGATAGATTAGATTTAAATTCTTTACTTAAAGAATCACTAAAAAATGAATATTTAGCTTCTAAAGAAAAGAATAATAATATAGATTTTAGTAACTCATTAGAATTAAATGAATTTTATAATGATGGGGTTAATATTATCAAATATATTAAAACTAAAAAAGGTAAATATTTCTCTAAACGAGGTTGGTATTTAGTTGGAGTAGAATTACCATTAAGTCTTCAACCTAATAAATCTTTAGATAATATTATGTTTATTGGTTTTTTAGATTTAGTTTTATATCATGAACCTACAAATACTATAAAAATAATTGATATTAAGACCTCAACAAGAGGGTGGGGAGAGAAAGATAAAAAGGATGAAATAAAACAAACTCAATTAATTCTATATAAAAAATTATTTGCTGAACAGTATAATTTTCCTGTTGATAATATAGAAATTGAATTTTTCATTACTAGAAGAAAAATATTCGAAGAAGGGGATTACCCACAAAAACGTATTCAAGAATTTATACCGGCGTCTGGTAAATTCAAACTTAATAAAGCTGGGCAGTTATTGGATGGGTTTTTAAATGAAGTATTTAATACTAATGGTAGCCATAAACAAGTTGATTTAGAAAAACGTCCTAGTAAACATAATTGTAGATTCTGTCCTTATAAAGATAATTCGGATTTATGTGATCAAAATGAAAAACCTGCAAAAACAATTGCATTTTTCCAATAATCCATATATTTATATATAACCAAAATATAAATAAAAATTATGTCAACAAACCAACAATTAACAAGTGTGAAAGTAGATAAAGATATCTTCGAAGCATTTAAAATCGAAACAATTAAAACTAAGTTCTCATTACAAAAATTAGCAGATAGATGTATGCATTTATATCTAACAGACCCTGAATTTCAAAAATTAGTTCATAACCATATGAATTTAAACTTAGAAAAATAAAATTAATTAAAACAATTTATGAAAGAAGGTTACATACCAAAAGAGCAAAGAAAAAAAATATTATTCATTTGTGATGATATTAGAATGAATTCAGGAGTAGCTACAATGGCTCGAGAAATAGTTTTAGGAACATCTCATCATTATAATTGGGTAGTAATAGGAGCAGCCATTAATCACCCTGAAGCTGGGCAAAGAATGGATCTATCTGAAGCTACTAATAAAGAAACTAATAATACTGATTCATCAACTATATTATATCCTAATAATGGGTATGGTAATGCTGATCTAATTAGAGCTTTAATAAAAGCAGAAAAACCTGATGGTTTGATGTTTTTTACAGATCCTAGGTATTATGATTGGTTATTTGCAATTGAAAATGAAATTCGAAAACAAATCCCAATGATTTATCTTAACATATGGGATGATTTACCAGCTCCACTTTATAATAGAGCATTTTACGAGTCATGTGATACTTTACTAGCTATATCTAAGCAAACTAAAAATATTAATGAAATGGTTTTAGGTAAAAAAGCTAAAGATAAAATTATCACTTATGTACCTCATGGAATAAATGAAAAAATGTTTTTCCCAATTGAAAATCAAGATGAGTTAAAAGAAACTAAGAAAAGGTTATTTGGAGATAAAGAATTTGATTTTATATTATTCTTTAATTCACGTAATATTAGAAGAAAATGTATTAGTGATTTATTAGCTGCTCATAAATTATTTTTAGATACTTTACCTAAAGAAAAAGCTGATAAAATTGCATTAGTACTTCACACTCAACCAATAGATGATAATGGTACAGATTTATATGCTGTAAGAGAATTATTATTTGGTAAAAACTCAAACATAATATTCTCAGAAGGTAGAATTGATACACCTGAATTAAATAGATTATATAATATTGCTGATGTAACTGTATTACCTACTTCAAATGAAGGATGGGGATTAGCACTTACTGAAGCTATGATGGCGGGTAAAATGATTATTGCTAATGTAACAGGTGGCATGCAAGATCAAATGCGTTTTGAAGATGAAAATGGGGATTGGTTAGAATTAACAAAAGATTTCCCATCAAATCACTTTGGTACTTATAAAAAACATGGTAAATGGGCTGTACCGGTATTTCCAAATAATATGTCATTAGTTGGTTCACCTACTACTCCTTATATTTGGGATGATAAATTAGATTTTAGAGAATTAGCTTTAGCTATTCAACATGTTTATGAAATGCCCTCTAAATTAAGAAAAGAAAATGGGTTAGCTGCTAGAGAATGGGTAACATCAGATGAGTCAGGAATGTCTGCTAGAATGATGTGTAAAAATGTTATTAAAGATATTGATTTAACTTTAGAAAAATTTACACCTAGAAAAACTTTTGAATTTCTTAAGACAGGAGATTTGGATACCTTAGAATTAGTTCATACATTAACGTATTAATAAGATAAAATGGGGCAAAGTTTTAAAACCTATAAAGATAGAATACTATAACCCGAAATGTTAGGTGAGATTTTTGATAGTGAGCCTTTTAGAAGTAATTTTAATTTTAATTTAAATAACCACAAGGACATTGTTGTAGCTCCATTTCAAGATTCTCAAGATAATAAAATTAGAATTATTTATTACAACGAAGGTAATGGTTTGTATGAAATAGATTTTATGGTAAATAATACTAGTTTTAAGGATTATGAGGTTAGTTATACCTTAAAAAATTATACAAAATTATTATCTACAGTGGCTAGTGCAACTTCTCAATTTTTAGATAAATACGAACCTAAAGGGTTAAAAATGCAAGGATCAGACGATTATCGAAAAATCCAAAATAAGGAGAAGGCTCAAGGGCAGAAAACTAGAATTTATGATTATTTTATTTCTCAAATAGAGGATAAAGGTAAATATATGGTAGATAAAAGTATTCCTGGTGGGATAGCATTAATGAGAAAATAAAAATAAAAAATGAAAAATACATTTGT